GTTTTTATTGTGCTCATTATGACTCCTTGTATATTAAAACTTGGGTATAGATTTCTATATCTCCAAAATTAGACCTATGTCCTAATCCTTCACCGTCTACATTGTGTACTCTTTGACGAATATCAAATGTTTTTGTACCACTAATAGTAAATCTAGCTGTCAAATCAATAAGACCACCCGTAACAGCACTATCACGAATATAAACATTTTGTGAATATGCTACCGTACTACTATCCGAAACATTAAAAAGTAATGCTCTTGTTTCGTTAGTTCTATGAGCAGGGATACTAGCTTGAATAAGATAAGTGCCAGCTGTTAAGGTAAACTCATTATTTGATATTGAAACAAAATTACCAGTATCAAACACTTCAGTATTTAAATCTCTTTTATTATATGAAGAAGTATTAGGTGGTTGACCTCCATGTGTACCTGCTGACTTCTGATCTTGAAGTAAAGCAACACCAGAAAATAAACCTCCAAGACCAAAACTTAGATTACCAGAACCATCAGTTTTTATAACTTGCCCATTACTACCGTCAGCTACAGGTAACTTAAGTGTTACGTCTGCACTACCTGTTGTTTGAGTTGGAGCGTCTAGTGCAACTGACCCTCCAGACTGTGCGTTTAATTTTATACTCATTATTCTTTGACCTCATATACTACTGCAAATGCACCATTATGATGAACGCTTGAACCACTTTCACCAGAACCCCAACCTGTATATATAGTTCCATTACCATATTTATACATCATTAACGTAAATGTTAATTGACTTGTGCCACCAGCTACTCGTTCATATCTAACAGGTATAGTTCTCCAACCTTGAGTCGGATAATATTCTACTGATGATTGATAATCTAAAGTATTTCCACCATCGTCCCAAGCAAGATATATACCAGCAGCATTGCTATCGCAGTGACAGCAAAATTGACCTTCAACAACAATTCTGTTTGTTGCATCAGTTGGTGTTATTTGTATTTGTATACCTGTGTTACCCCAGTTATTAGCGTTATGACTTGTTCTATCATTTACTTCTTGTGCTGTTGCTCTAATATATTGTACTATTGAACCGTTAGGTAAATTAAGTTTTGTACCAGTTGCTGCTCCATCAGCTAATGTTGCTGACGTTATGGAGCCATTTGGTAAACCGCCAGCAGTTAAACCTGTGACAGTACCGTTTCCGTTTATTGTTATTGCCATTATACTATTGTCCAGTTAGATGTACTCGGTACTGTTACTGTTATTCCACTGTTAATAGTAATAGGACCAAATGATCCGGCATTTCTATTTACAGAGATTGAATAACTATGTGTAACAGTTTGCTGGTTTTCCCAGAATACTGCGTTACCACCAGAGTTACCTCCAGTTGCACCAGCTTGTAAACCTGTTAGATTCGACCCATCTATAGCAGGGAGTGTACCAGTTATGTTTGCAGCTGGTATTGCTGTTAAGTTAGCTGCACTTAACGCTGGTAGTGTTGCAGGGAATCGTGCATCAGGTATAGTACCAGATGTCAAGTTAGCTGCACTGAGTGCTGTTAAATCTACAACAGCCCAAGTTAAGCCACCTGTGTTACCAGACTGAGCTTGTAAAAAGTATCCATTAACTGGACTATTACTTACTTTTAACTTAGCTTCACTTACAGCATCAGCTGTTAATTTAGCTTCTGTTACTGTGTTGTCACTAGGTGTACCTATTGCTGTAGCTGCACCAATTAGTGTTGCAAATAGACTAGATCCAGCAGCTGGAGCTGTACAGAATTTAATTCCGTTAGCACCTTCTAGATAGAATCCTTCGTTACTTGCATTATATGAGCCACTGTTTGGTTTCTGTATTACACCGTTAAGACTAACTATAAGTTGACCAACGCTTGTTACGTTAGCAGCAACTCCGCCATCTCTTAAATCGTATGATACAATACTACCATTAAATGTAGGTGTGCCTGATGTAGCTCCGTCAGGTACAACTGTAAGTAGTTTAAAGTCTCCAACTGAAGTAACAGCATCATACTGTGTGTTACCTAAGTCATACACTTTCATTATGTTTGTAGACGTATCAAACCATAAGTCTCCGTCACCTAGTGCCGAACCGTCTGGATGAGTACTAGGAGCACTAGCACTGATTTGATATCTGTCGTTAAAATCACTTACAAGTGTTTGTGCATTACTTACACCTGTAGAGTCTACAACAACCCTGTGAAATACATAAGTATGTAATGTAGATGTTGTTTCTACTAATACACCTAGTCCAGTACCGATTGTCGAACCAGCTGTTAGACCATTAATAGTAATCGTAGCATTGCTGCTAACGTTACCATTTGCTATAGTAGCTACACCGCTTCCGTTAGCGACAAGGTTAGCTGCCAAAGCTTTGATACTAACAATAGTACCAGCTCCATCATTGATGTCAGGGTTAGCGTCTGGAAAGTTGTTTTCGTTAGGTATGGGTACAAAACCACCTACCTCTGTTACAACTTCTACGATACGTTCGTTAACAGCCTGAGCTGATGGTATCTGTACATCTGTTGCACTTCCACCAATCGTTGTAACTATGCTCTTACCATCTAGTAAGTTAAGTTCAGTTGTAGATGCAGTTACACCATCTAGTATTTCAACTTCAGCTTGTGTTAAGTCAGCTAAAGCACTAGCAGTACCACTACCCATAGTTCCAAGTTCTGTAAGCTCAGAGTCTAGTGGTTGTTTGCCATCTATCTGTGGTTGTATAGAGCTACTCACTCCATCAACATAATTGATTTCTGCTGTAGATGCAGTAACACCGTCTAATAAGTTAAGCTCTGTAGTGTCAGCTGTGACGCCATCTAGCTTGTTTATCTCAGCTGTGCTAGCAGTCACACCATCAAGTATGTTTAACTCTGTTGTGTCTGATGTAACTCCGTCAAGTTTATTTATCTCTGCTGTAGAGGCTGTAACACCATCTACTATATTCAGTTCTGCTGTAGTAGCAGTTACTCCATCAAGTAAGTTTAACTCTGCTGTAGTAACAGTAGCATCATCTAATATTGCTAACTCAGTTGTAGTTAGGTTATTGATAGTACCTGTTGTCTGTATGTTTTGACTACCAAAGTCAGGACTTACCTTTGTACCAGCAATAGCAGCTGACGCATTTACATCAGCGTTTACTATAGTTCCATCTGCAATATCTGTAGAGGTAACTGTTCCGTCAGCTATCATAGTTGATGTGACGGTTCCAGTATCTCCAGTTGTTATAACTGTACCTGTTACGTTAGGTAAGGTTATAGTTCTATCAGCTGTAGGATCTGCTACTGTTAGTGTAGTTTCGTGTGCATCATCTGTTGCACCTTCAAATGTAATATCAGCATCTTCACCCATATTGAAGTTACCAGTCATTGTACCACCTAGGGTACTAAGATAACGACCGTTAACTTCCTGTGTTACGTATAAGTTTTGAGTAAAGTTATCGTTTAGATCTTCTGACTTAATAGCGGAGCCTGCATAAAAGGTAGCTGTTAAATTGTCAACGCTGGTTTCTCTGAATATTTTGATTTTGACTCCGTTAGCCGGAGCAGTATTAAATTGTATTGTGGTTGCATTAGCTAATGTAAAAGCTGTTGTAGCAACCGCATCAAGACTGACTTTTATGTCTGATGCCTTAAGATATGGGAATGTAAAAGAGTAATTGGTGGTGGAACCATTACCAGTATAGTCATTTTGTGTAACAGCACTCATATGCTATTTCCTCATGTTAATTAGGTTTTGTGTTTCGATATCTTTTTTCTGTAATTCACCAGCTCCCTTTACGTCACCTTCACCAAGGCGTTGTTTAGCTCGCTGTGCATTATAGATAGATTGTTGTACATGTGGATGGTCTCTTAAATATCTAGCTTCTGCTTGTTTTAAAGACTCACGAAGTATAGAATTTAATTTTTTATGTATAGGTAATAAGGTTGTTTTTAAAGCAATCTTCTCAGGATCTAACTGAAGCTGTGTGCTTCTAAGTGATTTTAGATCTTTGATATCTTGTTGATATGCTTTGTTTTTCATTAACCGTTCAACTTGTTTAAACAGTTCCTGTTCACCTATGTATTGGTTTATTAATTCTCTGTCTTCTGGTTTCCATTCGTATGATCCTGTAGTATCCATCTTTAATATATTAGTACCATTGTAGCCTATATCTTGTAAAAATATTCTCCAAGGTTCAGCTCCACTGCTAACTTTTATAGGACTCAAAGCATTAAGTGCTTTTAAGTATGGATTGTCAATATCATTTAATGGCTTACCTGTCCATATATCAATCTGATTAGGCAAGGTACTCTTAAAACCGGGTAGTCTATTCTTTACAAAGTCAATGATTTCACCGTCTATATCTTTCTGTGCTGTATCTATAGCGTTAGATATCACACCAAGACCTCCACTAGCTGGTATCCACGACGATGCACTCTGAGACACAAGTCTGTTAAATGCACGTACGTTACCGTTAATAGCGTCAAATAAAGGCTCGATACCTGATAAAGGTGATTCGTTAAGGAATGTAGCACCTATAGTCCATGCAAGCTTAGACTCCCAGCTCTCTAACAAGTGTTCATCTATATCACCAGCATAGTATGCTAAGTCTCCTATGATAGTCAGCATATGCTCAAGACCTATTATGCCTTTGAAGCTGACCCAGTTATTACCTATCTTAATAGTCTTAGGTACGTAACCCATTTCATCTCTTTCTTTGTTTCTACGTGAGGCGTTGTAATGCCCGTTACCACGAATATTACCACCCATAGCATATCCAAATAAAGTAGATGTAAGTAAGCTACTGAAAGCCATTCTACCTACATATTCTGCACGTAAGTTCTCAAAGATTACTTGTGCGTTAGTTTCTTTAGCTACATCTATGCCGTGCTCCATAAGAGCTGCCGCTATATCATCAGCTGTCTTAGCGTATATAGTTTTACTATACTTACTAATACCGGGTATAAGTGAAATAGGTGTCCATGATGCACCAGCTTTCATAAACTGAGAAGCTGTACGTGGAAACGCCATAACTTCTTTAAGTATAGGATAAGCTGTAGTTCCTTGGTTAAGGAATGTAGCTAGACCATCGTCTAAGTTAAGCTGTATTTCACCAGCCATAGATCTTAGAGTCTTATCTCTAACTAAACCATCAGCATCAAAGAAGCTATCATAGTGCATCTTTTCTGCCTTAAGTAGTGCAGCCTGTGCTTTCTTACCAAATGTACTACCAAACTCAGTAAAGACATCATCGTATGCTTTAGAGCGTGCTAGATAATGTGCGAGGTGTGTGGTTGTAAACACGTCAGGAAATACCATAGCGGTCATACCATAACGTAAGCCTTTCATACCAGCTATCTGTTTAAGTCTAGAAGCCATCTTGAGCTGATATGATCTACCCCAGTTACCATCAATCTCATATAACTTAGCCATGTCATCCATGATCTCCCAAGCCTTATCAGTCTTAAACACGTAGTCTTTACGAAAGTTTCTCATCATAGCTGTAGGATCTTGATGAGTTTTCTTCATCATCTGAAACGCATCAGTAAGTGCACGTCTGTTTGTTTCCCAGACAGCACCATTATAATATATAGTACGTTTAATACCATCTATATTACCAGTAATACCATGCCCCATCAATGCTGTTATAGGTCTGAATATTAACTGTGCACCATTACCTAAGCCAGCTCTGAATGCAGATATACCAGACAACATATTGTTGTATCGTACACCCCACGCAGCTTTAGCAAATAGATTCATGTTCTTAGGATCAGGACTTCTAAGCATACCCATCGGTGTGATCTGATCTGCTGCCCATTTGTATAGTTTAGCAAGACTATCTACATCACCATTAGTATGTGAGTAGGCGTCAATCAGTGGACGTATAGCTTCTGGTTTACTCTTACGTAGCTCTTTAAGAGTACGAGTAAACTTTCTGTTCTTAGCATGTATGCTGTTTTGTGCAGTTGTAAACTCATCTGTGAGAGTTTCAATAGCTTCGTTTATATTTCCGGGAGGTATCTGGTCAAACCAGTTCTTGTTACGTAGACTCCAACCAGAGATGTATTTGTTAAGTGCATACTCATCCATAAGGAATTGTAGCTTATCAATAACAAGATCCATAGCACGGTTGTCATCTATAAACGGAGCCATTTCAGTTAGAGATCTTGCAATAGTAGAGGCTTCTCTACCTAGTGTATCCATAACTCTAGCTGATGAAGCTGTAACCTCTCTACCTAGAAATCTGTCAACTAAGTCACGCATAGCAAATGCTGCTGCTCTTGCCTGCTCTTCGTTAATAACTTCAACTTTAAATCTACCCATAAGTAAATTCTTTACGTCTCTGTTATCTAAAAATAGTGACTTAATGTCGTCTACTGTACCAGCTGTCATAATATCATTGTAGATACCCCATGCAGCTGCGTTCATTTCTTTTGCACTAAATCTAAAACCATCAACGATAGCGTTAAATCTACCAGCGTCTCTCGCTGTTTCTGCTACACCCATTACAGCATCACGTGAGGTAGGACCTACCATAAGACCTTTCTTTCTCATAGCGTCTGTAATCACAGGTGCTGGGTCTCCAGATGATGTACCAGCTTTGATAGCTGTAGTATCTGCTATGTTACGTGCAACATTACCGGGAGGTACACTCTGTTTAGCTTTAGCTGCATCTGATAGTAAGTCTGCATTTAAGTCAGGATCTAATCCATTAATGTCTAGCTCAAGCTGCTCAAAGTTATTAGCTAGCTTTCTATCTAT